GACGTCAAGTTTACCCAGCCCGCCGCGACCGGTGACTATCCTAGCTATGTGGAATCAGAAGAGCACGCGATCGCCGCAGGCTTTCGGATGCCGCACTTCATCCTCACCGGCCGCCTCGACCAGGTGAACTATTCGTCGAGCAAGGTCGGAATCGAGGTGTTCAAGCGCGAGATCTCGCAGCTGCAATGGCTGTCGATCATCCCGATGCTGTGTGAGCCGATGATCCGCTGGTTTCTCGATGCGGCCTGGCTCGCCGGCGCGATCGAGAGCCCCGACGTCGACTATGACTGGGTTCCGCCCCGGTTCTACTCGGCAGACCCGATGCGCGACCTCAATGCGCAGAAGGCGGAAGTGCGCGCCGGCTTCAAGTCCTGGTCGGCCGCCGTGGCCGAACGGGGCGAGGATCCGGAAGCAACGGCCCAGCAGCTCGCTACCGACAACAAGCGGTTCGACGATCTCGGCCTGGTGCTCGACGTCGACCCACGGACAATGTCGCAGGCCGGGCAGCTGCAAAAGCCGCCCGCTGCGCCGTCCGACAACCCGAAGGAAAAAGACGAATGACGCTGTCTTCGCTGCCCATGCAGGTGCGGGCCTTTGCCAGCACCAACCAGGTCGACCCGGACAAGCGGACGGTCGAAGTGGTCTTTGCCACCGAAACCCCGGTGCGCCGGCGCCGCTATGAGGGCTGGGATCGGGTCATCGACTTTGACGAGATCCTGACCATCAGCAAGTCGGCGATCGACTTCACCCGGCTCAATGCCGGTGCTCCGGTTCTCGACAGCCATGCCCGCTATTCGACCAGCAGCCAGCGTGGCGTGGTCGACAAGGCATGGATCGACGGCACCGAGGCGCGAGCGCTTCTGCGCTTTCCCGCTGCCGGCATCGATCAGGATGCCGACCGGCTTTTCGGCCTGATCGCCGACGGCATCGTGCGCAACGTCTCGGCCGGCTACACGCTGCAGAAGATCAAGATCATCGAGCCGGAAAAGCGCGGCGAGGTGCAGAAGGTCATTGCCCAGCGTTGGACGCCCACCGAGATCTCTTTCGTGACCGTGCCGGCCGATCACGCATCGGGCGTGCGGGCCGACGATCCCAAGCAGCTCTTCGACGTGGAGCTGGACAATTCCGCCGCTGCGGTCGCTACCGCCCGCATGCGCATGCGTCAGGCCCAATTGGCCTAGCGCACCTCCCTTTACGGTCAGTCGGGCAGTTCCGCCTGCCGCTGCCGCCTGTCAGGCGGATGCCTTTTCGCGCCCTTAGGCAAGGCACTCTCATGAGGAAACAGGATGAAGACCCTCAAGCAGTTGCGGGCTGAGCGCGATACTCTCACGTCGCAGGCATCGGCCAAGATCAAGGAAATCACCGACGGCATGGACGCCGACAAGGTCCGGTCCATCGAAGAAGAGCACGAAGGCCTGCTCGGCCAGATCCGCGCACTTTCGATGGAAATCAAGCAGCGTGAAGCTGCTGGCGAAACCGACAGTGAAAGCGCCGAAGAGCGTCAGGCACCCGTCGACGCCGAGGCCACCCGTGCAGCCGAAACCACTCGCGTCACTGCCATCATGGATATGGCCGAGCGCGCAGGCCGGAACGACCTTGTGCGTGCTGCGATCGCGGGCAATGTCACCGTCGACGCCTTCCGCGCGCAGCTGTTCGACCAACTGGTCGGCACCCAGGCGCCAGTCAACGGCAATACCCGTGTGCAGGTTGGCACCGACGCGACGGAAGTCACGCGCGCTGCAATGACCGAGGCGCTCTCCTATGGTCTGGGCGTGCGCATTCCCGAGGCCGGGCCGTCTGATGCTGCCCGCCAGTTCATGGGCCGGGGCGTGATCGACCTTGCCGCCGAGAGCATCAACTATCGCGGCGGCCGCATTCTCAACGCCCGTCAGATCGACGAAATCCTGACCCGTGCATCGCACTCGACTTCGGATTTCCCGGCGATCTTCGAAAATGCCCTCAACCGCACCCTTGAAGGCCGCTATGCCCTGGCGCAGCCGACCTTCAAGCCGTTCACCCGGCAGCGCAATTATCGCGATTTCCGGCCGCATACCTCGGTGAGCGTCGGCGATTTCCCGATGCTGCAGAAGGTGCTGGAGACCGGTGAGATCAAGGCCGGCACCTTCGGGGAGGGCAAGGAAACCACGCAGGCCTTCAGCTATGCGCGGCGGATCCAGATCACCCGCCAGATGCTGATCAATGATGACCTGGGCGCGATCGCGGATCTGCTGTCGAGCTATGGCGCCACTGTGGCCCTGTTCGAAGAGATCACGTTCTACTCGCTGGCCTTCAATGCAAAGCTGGCCGACGGCAAGGACGTGTTCCACGCCGACCACAACAATGTCGGTACGGCCAGCGTCATCGACGTCGACAATATCGGCAAGGGCCGCGCGGCCATGGGCAAGCAGAAGTCCAAGGATGGCAATCCGCTGTTGTCCAACAGCCCTCGTTTCCTCCTGACCGGTCCCGACAAGTCGACCGAGGCGGAAAAGCTGCTGGCCACGATCACGCCGGCGACGGCGAGCGCGGTCAATCCGTTCTCGGGCAAGCTCACCCCGGTCGAGACCAGCCAGATCTCCGGCAATGCCTGGTATCTGATCGGCGCCCCCGACATGGGCAGCAACTGGCGTTGGGGCTATCTCGAAGGCTACGAGGCGCCGCGCGTGCGCATGGAAGAGCCCTTCGGCACCAAGGGCTTCGGCATGTCGGTTGAACACGACTTCGGTTGTGGCGCCGTCGATTCCCGCTTCGCCTGGAAGAACGCCGGCCTGTAACGCGGCCTAGCTCCTGACAGTCGGCCGCGCCTTTGCTGGCGCGGCCGATTTAGGGCTTTCCCAACATCACAGATCCAAGGGGATCAGAATGAAGAACTTCCTTTCGAGCGGTGCGACCGTCACCGTCACCACTGCCGGCGCCAAGACGTCGGGCGGTGTCTATTTCGCCGGCGACCTCGGCGGCGTGGCCGGTCATGATGCCGCTGCCAGCGAGCCGGTTGTGCTGCACTTGGTCGGGGTTTTCCAGTTGCCCAAGGCAACCGGGCAAGCCTGGACCGTGGGCGTCAAGCTCTACTGGGATGCGGGCAACTCCGTCTGCACGACCGACGACAACACCGGCGCCAATAAGGCGCTTGGCCACGCGGTTGAGGCCGCCCTGACCGCTGACACGGTCGGCACCGTCCGCCTGTCGAACTAACCGCCATGGCGAACTGGCAGAACCTGACAGCGATGGCGACCCGGACGGCCGACCGACTGTTCGGGGAGCCGGTTCGCCTCTCCTTTCTCAAGGCTGGCCTTGAGGATCCTGACCGACCCATGGTCGACCTGCGGGCGCAGCTCCACCTGCCCGGTGAAAGCGACGTGGTGCCCTCGCGCAGCAATTCGTCATTCACCACGCACCTGGTGGGCGGCACCGGCCTGCTGATCATTCAGAAGGCCAGTTTCAACGGCATTCTGAGGCAGGGTGACAAGGTGCGGGCCGATGCCCGCGACGGCCAGCCCTGGTTCGAAATTGGCACGGTCGACGCCAATGGCGCCGGTCAGATCGTGGCGCAGATCTCGCTCTCGACGAAAGCGAGACCCGCGCCCTAGTTCAACGCTCGAAGCGAGGAAACCATGCTGACACGCATCGCGCTGCGCCTGGCCGTGCAGGAAGCCCTGCGCGGCGCCACCCTTGCCGGTGACAATGTGCTGGACAGCCAGTTTACGGCCCTCGACCTCGATGCCGATGGCACCCTGCGCACCGATCAGGACCGGCCTTTTATCTCGGTCTACACCGATGGCGGGCGCGTTGGCGCGGGCAATGGCTTTCTCTCGCTGTTCGGTGATGATCCGACCGTCGAGCTGGTGATCGAGGCTGGCATCTCGGCGGCCATGCTCGAACAGCATCCTGAGACCGGAGTGACCACGATCATCGGCGTCGGGCTGCCGGATACCGACGCCAATATGGAACTGTCGCTCGATCTGATGATGCGCCAGGTTGCCGATGCCCTGGTCGCACCGGACAACCTCTGGGCCGACCTGGCCCGCGAACTGATGGGCAATGTGTCCTCAATCGAGCGCTCGCGCATTGGGCAGAAGCAAAACGGCACGCGCGTAGCCGCGCAAGAGGTCAGGATCACTGCCGGGATACTCGCCGACCCGGTGCGGGGGGCAGACCTCACCGGAAGCATCTATGCGCGGTTTCTGGCCGCCTTGGCCGACAGCGCCGATACGCGCCTGGCCAAGATCAAGCTAGCCTTCGAGGCTGCCCTGGCCAGCACTACGATCGACTGGCAGCTGGTGCAGCGCGAGCTTGGCCTGACCGATGGCCAATCCGTGGCGCTCGGCGGCCGACCCCTGGCGACAGGCGAGAGCGGCGAAGTGCCGACTATCGAAACTGTCACTGTCGAGGTTGCGCCATCATGATTTCGGAAATTATCGCGCAGCGGGCCGATATCGAGCAGCTCAAGAGCCTGTTCGGGCGAGCGCTGCGGGTCGGGCCGGTGGCCGTCGTGGATCCGGAGCGGGGCTTCCGCATCAAGCTCGGCGACGGGCCAGACGGTGAACCCTACCTCTCGCCCTTCTATCCGCATCCGGAATCGGGCGGCGCCACCTCGACCTGGGTGCCATTGAGCGAGGGACAGATTGTCGGGCTCATCAATCCCGGTGGCGATCCCCGTCGCGGCGTTCTGCTGCGCGGCGGCTTCTCGGATGCCAATCCGCCGCCCAGCCAGAGCCTTGACGAAAACAAGCTACAGTTCGGCGGGGTGACGATCACGATTGGCAAGGGCGGCGACGTGACGATCGATGCCGCGACCAATGTCCTGGTGAACGCCCCCAAGATCGAGCTGGGCGGCGAGGGCGGGAAAAACGTCGCGCGGATCGGCGACATGGTGAATGTGACCTTCGGCTCATCGGCTGGGCTTCACCCGATCGTCGAAGGGTCCGACGTGGTCTTTGCAATCTAGGAAAGAGACCGATGAAAAAGCTCTACCTGG